ACGCATTAGATTCTAAATAAAGAAAAGCTTCGTCTTCTGGCATCCCTTTATCAACTAAAACATCTAATGTAGCTTGAAACAACGCTTCTCCTTCTGTTTGATACCTCTCAATATTTTCATTTGGTGTAGTCTTAGAACCCTCTCTAGGAACATTTCCAGCATTTGCCCAAGCTGCTTCAATCTCGTCTATATCATTTTTAACAGAAGTATCCCCTTCTTTATAACGTTCAACAAGACTATTATAATCCTTCATCATTTGACGTTTCTTAAAGTCTTCCCCTTCGGCAGGTCCTCTACCAAATGTTTCTGGCTCTGACTGACCAGTAGGATTACCTGTACCACCACCAGGTACATAATTCGGGTCTTCAAATGGATTACTAACAGCAGACCTAGCAAATTCAGGTGCATGATTTTGTACATATTCAAAAGCTAATTGCTCACGAGATTTACCTTCATCAAGTCCACGCCTTTTCATTACCTCTACATGTTGCCTAACAGATGGTAACGCCATATAAGCACCTATATTATTCTTAGCATGTTCTAATATACGCTCTTCTGTTACTGCGTGCTTAAGTCCCTTAACACCAGGAGACAAATCAACAACTCCTTGATACTGCATTTCCATGTCCTCAAAGAACTTCCTAGTATCACCATAAACATCTAATTGCTGCTGTGGAGTACCTGTAAATACACCTTTAACAGTAGAATCATAACCACTAAATCTCTCTAACATTTCCGGTGGAGGATCTACACCCTTTGCTGCGTAGTCAGATAATATTTTATTATAATTTAAATAACCTTGGTATGACTGCTGTATATGTTTTATATCTTCTTTATTAATATTATTGTTGATCTCATTACTTAACTCACGCTGTACAAATGGGTCAGACAAATCTCTTGTAAGATACTTGTCACGTATTGAACGCATTTTATTAGCATAGTCCTTAGCACGAAGTTCATCTGCAGAATTAGGTATTGCTGTAATATCATCCATTGCCCCTATAAGGGCATCTGTAGCCCCGGCAGCCTTATCATATCTCTCTTGCTTCATCTGACCAGCTTGCATCATCTGCTCAAATGGTATAGGCACGTATGTATTTACAAATTGTGCTGCTAGAGGTTGTTCAAATCGATTTGTCTGCATATTATGTTGTTTTAAGTTGATTGGCGTAGTCTACAATGCTTTGAACATTTGGCATAAACTGAGACATAAACGGATAAGAATCCTGCCATATACCAGCTAATTGTTGATCCCTACCTTTCTGATTTTTCATTTGCTGCTGAACCTGAGCAAACTGACCAAAGTCTACCATACCCTGCCCTAAAAACTGATTCCTTGCAGCCTTATTCTGTTCATTAGCTATCTGTGTACCCCAATCCATTTGAGATATATCACGACCTACACCATAATCCATCTGTGCTTCTTCTGCCATATACTGATTATCCATGTTATCCTTATGTGCGTATGCCGCCATATCACCTGTCATACGGTAATTCTGTGCTGCTCCAAGGTTACTCATTAACTCCCCACGAGACCTAGCAACATTACTTATATTCTTATTTGCAACAGCATTTGCAACTAAATTCTTATTAAGCAGTGGATCAATATTAAATCGCCTATTCCTCATCAACGACCTTATATAATCATTGTAAGGATTATACTTAGGTAATGTTTTAGTAGGTTTGGATAAACCTTTTACTATATTATACATAGGAGATGCCATTTGCATAGCACTATTACCTATCTTATCCCAATCAGCATTTTTTAATTTATCAGCAGCATTAGCAAGAAATATATCAAATTTATCCCTAAAATTAAAAACACCTTTTGGGGATTGTGTAGGTTCTGCTGTATTTAAATACTGACCAACATTTTGTATCCCTGGATTATTACCTTCTTCTAATGCTATATAATCATCTGCATTATATGCTGTATTAAATCTATAATCTTCTGGTACATCTAAACCACCTTTAGCCTTAAGTCTTCTAAATGGATTAGCCTTAACCTTTAAAGTTTCTTGTTCTGCAAACAATTGATCTAACTCTTTCTGATAACGATCAATCATTTTCTCTATACTATATTTATCAATCAATGTTGCCATTACTTATCTAATTTTTTTTGTAACCTAGCAATCTTATCCTTAATAACTTGAGCAGCTTCTTTATATTCCATACCTTTGTATGTACCTGACTTAATTTTTAAATTACCAAATATTTGTGAGCCTGGTTCTGCTTCTACATCTATGCCACCTTGTGCATGTGTAGCCCCATCAAACTCAACCATACTACCATCATTTGGATTACGCATAACTTCTTCATCTTCAACTTCAATAGGTGTACCATTAGGTGCAAGACCACCATATGCAAATGTAGTAGTAAACGGATTACGTGTTTTACTGTTAGATAACCTAGCTGCATTCTGTGCACTAGTCTGGTAATCTTGTAAAGCTGCTTTTTCTTCAGCCTTCTTCTGTTCATTACCAGATAACAACATGCCACCAAAGTTAAGAACTGCACCAGCAATTTGTGTATATGGTGTTGGTATAGCACCTAATACACCACCTATACCACTCATAACTTGGCCACCACCAGGATATTTAGTATTAGACCTCTCTGTTAAATAATTAGTACTATTACTATTTGGTACATAACTCTGCATATTAGGTACTAAATCCATAGACCAGTATTTAACTCCGCCAGGATTAGCTGTATTACCAACAGTATAATCAAACCCTTTATCTCTATTCATATATTTCATTGTATCTTCTGGTATAAGTTTATTCCATTGGTCTAATGTTAAACTATCAGCTCCATGACCAACCATACCAGCCTTAGCTAATAAAGGATATATACTTTGCCTAGTTTGTGGAGTCCACACATTATTACTAACTACCATAGAAGTCTTAGTTGGACGAACTGTACCACCTTCTGGATGTTTCCACTTCTTAGCATTCCTAGCAAATACTTTTTTCTTTTTAACAGCCTTAGAATCACCGGGTTTATCCTTTAATTTAGATGCTGGTATCTTATCACCTTTCTTAACGCCAAGGTGTTTGTGCAAAGAACCAACTTTACTTTTTTTAATATGTATTGCCATTACCTTATGCTACTGCGATAGCGTAGCCCCATATTAGATATTACAAACCTATCATATGTACCATCATTGTCATATGTAAAATCAGATATAAGGTATTTGTCCCTCATACGCTCTTTGAATGTTTGTGATTGATCAAGTGCACTGAATATATCAGGGTTAGTACTAACGTTAGCATTAACAGCATTACGTGGTACTGCTAAAGTCCACCCACGCTCCCTACGCCTAATATTAGTTGTAGGGGTTAATGTAATATAGTCTGTATTCTGATAATCATTATAACACCTAACAGTTGCAAACGTATCTGCAAATATATCAGCCGTAGTTGAATATGAATTAGATATATAAAAGAAATTATCAAACACCTTAGTATATTCATACTCAGGGTTAAATAATAACTTCAATGTAGAATCCACATACTTTCCTGCAACCCCTGTAGTAAGGGCATAGAAATAACACCTATCCCATGTTGAACTATCGTGCAGGAATAGACGGTCTCTGTTAAAATCAGAACTGCAATAATAACTATTAGTAGTAGTCAAATACCTAAAATTAAAAGGTATATATATTGTAGGTATAAAATCATAGAATGAAACGTATGCATCTACTAATTCATTATACGAAATAGTGAACCCACTTGTTGCACTTTCTTGATAAAAAGTAAATAAAACTTCATCATTTTTAATATCAGAATAGCTTAATACTTTTGCTGCACTTGTTATAACAGTAGAATTGTCTAAATAAGACTGTAACTCTTTAACCTTAGTTAAATTAATAAGTGTATCTGAATATCTATATATAGAATTAATTAACCTGTCATACCAATACAAACCAGATTTAGAATTACATATACTAAATTTATCTTTACAGCCTGTCTGGTTAGCAACATAAGTATACCTATCTAATATCCCCCCGGTGCCTAAAACTAAAGCAGCAGATGCTTGATCTGTTATTAATGAACGTTCGTTGATTGACAATAAACCAAAGGCTTTGTCTTGAAAATATATTAACCTGTCATTAAAATTAGACAATGCATTAATTGGCCCATAAGAAGTCTCTACTTCTATAAACTCATTAACTCCAAATTTAGTCCACGAATCAGACAGTTCACCATTATCTTTAACATTAGATGCCTTAACCATGCAATCAAAATCTGTCTCTATAACAGCATCTGAGGGTAATGATATAGCATACTTAATGTCTATCAATTGAGAATATACCGTATTATATAAATACAAATCTTTGTCTTGTATATATTCACTACCATCCGATAATACGTGTGTACCAGCATACTCTTGCCTAAGTGTGGCGTCTGTATTTGAATAAGTTAAGTGTGCTTGACTATCATCATACCTTAAATCACAATTTACAGAACTCTCTAATGGTACATATGCTGATTCTGAAAAAGACGCCCCGTTATCAGCTTGTGCTAAATCAAACAAGAAGGTAGACACATCATAATAATTTATAAATGTATCCCCACCATCAATGTCAAACCAAGTACTAACTTGATTATATTTTATTATATCAGAACAAGGTATAGATACATTATAAGCCCTGTCTTCAAAAGTGTACCCACCATACTGTGAACCATAATTATCTGACTTATAATTAACTAAAACATATCTTGCCCCTTCCGCAGCCCATGTTTCATTATCATAAGATATTAATAGACCTGTAGAACCTTTAGCATGGGCAGAATGATAATTAGTATATTGTTTTCCATCTACTGTAACATCTTCTGTACTAGCAGAGTGTGGTAATATAGCAATAGCATCATTTACAACACTCTTACAACCTACTGTGTATGCTACACGAGTATTCTCTTTTAACTTATGAATATATCTATAATAACCATCTGTAGTACTAGGTGTTTTAACAGTAGTAGTCCCAGGAGTCCCATAAAAATGAGTAATATACTCAATATAATCATTAGCTTGTTTGGCTATATTTTTATTGATGTTTATTTCTGGTGAAACAAGTTTTACTAATTCTATACCATTTGTTGCTAATATTACATTATCTAAATCTAGTGCAGTATATTCCTCAGCAGCATTATTAGTTGGTATTGCTAGACCTTGTGTAACAACAGACCTATCTGCACGATCTCTTTTAACCCTATACACTTGAACCCAAGTTGCATTACTTGGAAATGATTTAAAAAGTATTCGTGGATACAGCCTATATGATACTACAGTAGTACCACTTATATCTGCTAAAACACTGGCCTTAACAGTTTCACTAGAGCTGTTAGTAAAATCAGCCTCATGAAAACTAGGCATACGTAAATCTATAATCCACTTAGGATCTGATAATTGCCCCCTATCGTTACCCCACACAGCATACAACCTATATATCTCATCACGTTGCCAAGATAATTTACCACCTTGCCAAACACTAGCATAGTTTGTATACGATGTATTAACACCAGTACCTGGAGTTGATGCATAAAATATTGCATCATTACCAGAAGAGTCTAATACAAAAGACTCTGTCTCAAAATCTATTTTAACATTAGGACCTTCCGCTCCTATAGTTTGACAGTCTCCTTGATACACATAGCGATATAAATAATCACCATCATTGTCAGGATTATTATATATATTTATACCATCGTGATCTGATGTATAATTAGTCCACCCTGCTGTGTTCCAATCTGCTACAACATCAGGGTCTGTGGGTTTCGTTATAATTATAGAACTTACACCATCTGTATCATAAAGATACGCATCTTCATATGATGTATCATAAGTATAATTATATGTAAATATTATTTCATATACAAACCCATAATGTATACTCCAAAACGCTGGACCAAAATAAGCAGAACCAATAGTAGTTGCAGTAAATGTTAAAGTATCTGTAGCAGCTGTATAAGAATCTAATGCAAGAGAAGTTTCTGCAACCGTAGAAGAATAACCTGTAGGATTGCTAGCTGCATCATACCATACACCAGATACAACATTACCAACAGTTCTGACTGTAGCAACTGCTGTAAAACCATTACCTGTGCCTATACCATCTAAAACAGTGCGACCTGATGGTATACCTAAATATGTACTAGCAGTTGTAATTGTAACTAATATGGTGCTATCTCCTTGCCTAGAAATAGTAACTTCAGAATCAGCATGGTCTATAGCAGCTATTGAATTAGTTATATCAGAACTAGATAGTACTTCCCCAGCCCTAAACCTTATAGCACGACAATCAAAACTATCAACAGTAAAATCTGACTTCTCAATATTAGCAGCAAACAATCTGTTGTCCTTTATTGCTAAGTCTTGACATGAAAACAATTCAGTAGATATTATATTAAATTCATCTACTGTAAGCTCCCCGATTACATCACCAATATCTGTAATTAAAACAGTACTACCTGCAGTATCTATTTCTATTTCGTTACATATATAAATCTTTGGTAACTCATTAATAGCCGAATACTCTATACGAATTAACCTTAACCTATTATAACCTGTGTTTGCTGTATTATTTATTGATATGATAAACCCTTTTCCTGTATTCTTTTCTTCACTATCACCACGATAAGTAAATGTGTTTGACATAAAATCATTACACGACGTAACAGCAAAAGGATCACTTGTTGGAGAGAACGAAGTCTCAGCCCCATTCAAATTGTATAACTGGTATGAATACGCAACTATACCAGACCTTAATTTACCCCCTACTATATTAGACAACGTTGGCTTAGACCCAACAAACTTTGGTAAAAACTCAAACTTGTCTACGGACATATAATCCCCAGGGTTTACATAAGCCTCACCATCTACAGTTAAATATTTACCGATGTCACAAAACCTAACATTATTATAACCGTCTGTCCAATACACTTTTTGTATATTTGGAGTTTCATATCTACATACAGCTTTTATTGGGTAGGCTACACTAAAATTAAGAAAGTCTGATGTACCCAAACCTGCATTTAAATTATCATCATAAATACAAGTTAATGAAGTTTGTGCCTCTGTAATTAAATTTATTTCAGCAACATATATTTTACTTGTACCACTAGCCGGTGTACCCGGTGTTAAATTATTAGTAGTAAACAATACAAGCTTGTCCCTAATCTCACACGAACCTATAATACGTTGACCAGATGTTATAACATCGCCTGTGCTCAACACAATATTACCTTTGATATTCTCTAAGGACCCACTTGTTGAACCTTTAGTTGTTACAATACGAAAGTTATGCGCATCTAAATACGTCTTATTAGACATCAACGATTTGTCAATGTCCTTACGCATCCCACCTACAAATGTATTAATTACATCCATTAATTGGCATCATATATATTCTGCCTTTCACCTAACGTTGAAAAGCCTGTTGCATGTTCATTAATCTCCGGTACTAACCTTAACCAAGTATTCTTTATACTTTCTAATTGATCCTTATTAGGCATCAATGCATTACCATACGCCTGCTTACAATAAAAATTCCAAGAACGCCTAGCATCATAATACACAGCATCTCTAATCGTGCCAAGTTTCCATTGTGGATATAATAATTTTGTTACTATATACCAATACAATGCTTCCATAAAAGATGCATCATCTGGTATTAAAGGGTAACCATTATTGTCTGTCGGTATAGCTTGATAAGCCAACATTATATAACCCGTCTCTTGATTAGTCTTTATATAATTATCTGTAATTAAATAAGTATAATCAATAGTTGTATTCAATAAATCGTCTTGTTCATTTGTAGTACTATATGTACCAGACTGAGCTAACAAAGAATTCAATATAGATCGTATGTTGGAATGTGCATTAATATAAGCTAAGGCATCTTCATAATCTAGATCATACAGATCCATTGCTAATGAAATCAAAGCAGATTCTGGGTAAACGGCTTCTGTGTCACTTGTGGTATTCACTACTGACCCAAAATCAAAAGAACCAGTTGCATATCTCATTGGATAATAAGGACCTGACTCCACTGTAGAAAAACTAACCTGAATTAACCTATGAAAATCATTAGGGAGTTTTGTCTGATACCCAGACACAACAAGAATAGGATTACCATCTTTACCTGTAACCTTGTTAACAAATGCAGGAAATGCCCCAATCTTTTCAAGAGCTTCGCCAACCCACTCAATCATGTCAGATACCCTGTGGTCACCTTCTTGTAAATCAAGATCGGTGAACACCTTAGATATAACTCTTTTAATACTTGTAGTTTTGTAAATCATAATTTATCCTTCAAAAAAATCACATTCACGATTTTTAATTATACGTGCTAGTTCACGTTTGTTTTCCCTAGACGCAACAAACTTATAGAAATACAGATTAGGGATTTTAGATGTCTCCTTCGCCCATTTAAACCTATATATATAACTTTTAGAATGAGAATTTAAATAATATATAACTTTCTTGTTCTTAACACTCTCTGTCCAATCTATACCAAATCTAGTTAAAGAATGTATATTAACTTTACGCTTAATAATATTCATATAACCAAACCCAAACGGTAAACGAAATTCATATCCATGTAATATTTCAAACATTAATAATTTATAATATCTACTTATAATACTTCTGTATAATTCATACCCCACCTCATAAGTTTTATTATCATCTAAATTATCTATGTAATGTACATAAGAGTCCTTCAAGTTATGAAGATCCTGTACTTTATTTTTGCCTCTGGAAAAAAACATTTACTGTGGATTGTTTGCTGAGTCATTTGTAACATCAGCCTGTGTTGATAATTCTACTTTAAATTCAGATTGTATAACTAGGTTCTTTAAATCTGATAACATGTTTATTGGTATCGGATATTTAGAATCATAATCAAAATAAGGTTGATCTGTAATAGG